ATGAGAGATATACCTCCGCTCTCCAACATAATACTCTATTATTATACCATAAAAGTAGAGAAATGTAAACCCCTAAAATGAAAAGAGGCTCCAGCTTATAAAACTGGAACCCCTCTTCTTTAACTTATATGCTTATGTTACTTCAGCGATTCGCCTAATTAAGAAAGATCGTTTTTCTAAGATTTTTTTCATTCTACTGAATAATCCTTTCTTCTTTAGCTTTTCAGCATATTCTTGAAGTTCGTGTGAATCTTTCTTGAGTCTTTCGAGCTGAGTAATTGTCATATTGGATACTCCGGTTAATGGTTAATCTTTTAACAATCCGGGAAAGGCCTCCTCTATTACAGGGCGCGTAATACCTTTTGGCTTTTCCTTATTAATCATAGATATAACGAGTCGTGCATCACTTGGATCAATCGACTCAATCAAACCGATAAAAATCTTTTCGCGTTTAAACGCCGGCATCTTAGATCCCGGTCCGCCTTTAACAAAATATTGGAAATCTTTATTTCTTTTAAGAAGATTTGATGGTGCGTTGTAGCCATCATTTGCTGTATATGGCGGCTCACCTTTTGGGAGTAACCATGAAACTGTAGAGTCATATGTGCCTCTCAAAATATCTTTAAGAGCCCACGTGTCATTCTTTTTGAGTATACTAACTTTTTCAGACTTTGTTTTTGCTTTTTGTGCTTCTTCAATGACTTCATATATGTATTTCATCTTCACCTCTATTTTTATTTATATAAGCATATACTTTCACTTGGTAATTAAAAGTATGCGGATACATGTCTGGATCAACTAGTCGATCGCCGTAGTATCTGATAAGTTTTTGGGTAAATGTCTCTTGTGTATCTTGCATCCGATAAACGAATTGTAGTACTCATCGCTGAGTAATACGTCCCTTTCAAATTGGAGTTTTGCTTCATAATATGACATCTCACCTTTTGTTGTACAAAGGCGAAGAATCTCTCTTTTATAGTTCTCTTCACCTTTTTCTTCGATGAGTAATTTAACTTCTTCACTACTACCAAAGTAAGTGCGCCAGTCGGACTCAGCACGAGTCCGTACTCGTCGAGTCCTCTTAGAGTTCTTCGGCAATGTTTTAGGTTTCCAGAAGTTCTTTTTACCGATATATTTTTTACCAGTGTCGAGTTCAGTAATTTCATAAACAAATCCCTGATATTCTTCGGGTGTTTCATCATATTCTTTGTCTTTATAATACCACATATATTATATATTATATGCATTAAGTCTTATTACTCGATTTTGATGCGTCTCTTCCTAGATACCCTGGAACTTTTTTTTCTGTAATCTTAAAAAGCTTAATCAGAAATTTAGTAATAATTTTCATGTCAATCATCCTCTTCATGAAAATTTAGATCAAAATCACCTGTGGCTTCGGCGTGACTGCGTCGACCACACATCGGACAAAATTCTGGAGAATCATTTGCAATAATGTGAGTTACTTCTTCGCACTCTTCACATTCGATTCTAAATTCTATCATGCAACTTTTTCCCAGCCCCAGTCACCTTCCATGCCATTAACTGAATATTCTGTTACTCGCTTCTCGAAGAAGTTGTCATGTGATGCGCCATTCAGTACCCAATCTAGCCAAGGCAAAGGATTATCTTTTTGCTTAAAAATAGGCTTCATTCCAAGTTGTAGTAACCTACGATCAGCGATATGCCGAATATAGTCACGAACTTCTTGCTTTGCTAAACCCTGCATCTCTTCGCTGCCGTTATAAGCAAGTTTTATAAATGCGTCTTCAAGTTTCACTGCGTTTTTAGCCATCTCGTAGAGCTTAGACTTGAGCTCGTCGTTAACAATGCGTGGATGCTCATCGCAAAATTCACGGAAGAGTTTAGCAATACCTTGTACATGCATTGACTCATCGCGGATTGACCATTCTACGATTGTACCCATACCCTTCATCTTACCAAACCGCTGGAAGTTGAGAAGCATTACGAATGATGAAAAGAGTGACATTCCTTCGTTAAAGACTGACTGAGCCATAATCAATGCCAATCCTTGTAGAGTATTTGGATTGCCTTCGGACATAAACTCGATCTTATCTGCCATCTCCGAGTACTCGAGAAATGCGTGAAACTCTTCATCTGGCAAGCCAAGTGTGTCGTTCAACAGAGCGTACGCTCTCTGATGGATTGCTTCTCTGTTTGCAAATGAACCAAGCATATTACGAACTTCATTGTTCTTAAACTTAGGAATCAGCAATTCGTAATAGTTTTCTCCGACTTGAACATCTGACTGTGTAAACAATCGAAGAACCTGAGTGATGAATTCTTTTTCTTCTTCATTCAGCTTTGTTCTCCAATCTTGAATATCTTCTGATAGCTCAGCTTCGTCTTCTACCCAGTGGATTTCTTCATGTTTCTTTGTTAACTCTACCGCCCATGGATAGAGAAAAGGTTTATATGTTTTTGATGCTTCTAGTAATCCCATGTTATCCCTCGCATGCTCGGCATTCATCGCCTTCTTGAATTGTTAATGGTGAATTAAGATAAGCCATAAGCTCATCATAGCCACCGACGTATTTTCCTTCGATGTAGATTTGTGGTACTGTCTTGACTTTTCTGCCTGTAACTTCGGCAGCAGTTTTACCAATATCATCGAGATTGATAAAATCAAATTGAATACCACGAAGATCTAATTCTTCTTTTGCTTTTGCACAGTACGGACATGTATTTCTACCATAAACAATAGAACGAGTATCTTCTTGTAGTGCATGACGTTCTACTTTATCTGACACCGTCTCTGCTCTTTGTTTTGCTTCTGTTCTAAGATAGTACAAACCCTTTAATCCATCTTTCCACGCTTTTAAATGAACTTTATTGACATATGATTTTTCTGCACCCGAAGGAAAGAAAACATTTACAGATTGTCCTTGACAAATATAAGGTTGTCTATCTGCAGCGTGTTGAATAACCCATAATTGATCAAGTTCTTGAGCTGTTTTAAATACAGCTTTTTCTTGTTCATTTAATTCTGGTAAATGCTGAACAGAACCTTTCTTTGTAATAATTGAAGTCCAAGTCGACTCATTATTAATACTGTATTTTTCTAAAACATCTTCGAGATATTTGTTTTTAACAAGAAAAGAACCAGCACGAGTGCGGTGTGTATACGCATTTGCTTTCATTGGTTCGATCGAAGGACTTGTCGATAGAATAATACCAGATGAAGCATTTGGTGCAATTGCTAAGAGATGAGCATTTCTCATTCCGGTGCCTTCACCGTCGGGATATTCTCCTCTTTCTTTTGCAAGTTTGCGTGACTGATCAGTTGCTCTCATCTGAATATTATTAAAAACAACATTATTGATTTCGCGAGCTAAATCTGATTCCCATGCTACACCCTGTGATTGAAGGAGCGAATGGAATCCCATTGCGCCAAGTCCCAAAGAACGCTCTCTTTCGGCAGAATAGCGAGCTCGTGATATAGCATCGGGTGCATGCTCAATGAAATACTCGATAACGTTATCTAGCATAGTAATAATATCTTCGACAATATTACTATCTTTCCACAGCTCGTAGAGCTCAAGATTCAAAGAAGAAAGACAACATACGGCAGTGCGATCATCTGACGTAGGCAAGTGTATTTCATTACAAAGATTAGATCCGTGAATTTTTAGTCCCTTATCTTTTAAAGATTGAGGAAGATATTTGTTTGCAGTGTCAATAAAATTAAGATATGGTTCACCCGTACGGAAACGAACTTCGATAATTCTCTCCCATAGTTTACGAGCGTTAAGTGTGTCAGATACTTCACCACTCGCTGGATCTTTGAGATCCCAATCTTTATTCTCTATAACAGCAGTCATAAAGTCATCGGTAATATTTAAAGCATTATGAATATTAAGTGCTTTTCTTTGTACATCTCCAGTTGGAATACGAATATTTAAAAACTCTATGATGTCTGGATGTGATATATCCATATACGCAGCATAAGAACCTTTACGAGTCTTACCTTGACGATAAGCAATCATATCAGCGTCGACAGTATGAAGGAAAGGAATAGGCCCGGGTGCTTTGTCAGAGACACTTCTTACACTTGACCAGTGTCCTCCTACACCACCTCCAAAAACAGAGAGCCAGCGGAGCTCAGATGAATGCGATATAAGGCCTTCGAGTGTATCTGGGACGTATGTCAAAAAACAAGAAATAGGCAATCCTTTGTCTGGTTGATTTTTAATTGGTGCATTTGAAAGTACTGGTGATGCAAACATAAACCATTTGTTTGACACGTAATCATATAGACGTTGAGCAAGATCCCAATCTGTCTTGCCTTTGTACGTTGCCCATGCTTCTGCAGCGCGCGCGTATCCTTCTTGCGGTGATTTTTCATCACCACGTAAATAGAAATCTTTCAACATTCCAACAGAGTAATCTGTTAAAATGTTGTCTTTCTTAAAATTGAGTGTAATAGCCATTGCTGCCCCTGAATTGGGTGTGAGTTTTTTTATTTTGATAGTACTATTATATATTAAAACGCAGGGTTTGTAAACCCTTAAAGTGCCATCACGGGTAAATAATTATAGAATACTTTTTCTATTCAGCAAAATATTTGTTAATCATTTCTAACATATCATCGTACTTAGCAATTTGTTCTAATTCTTGTTCAATTGCTTCCATAATATCGGGATGCTCACCTACACCAACCGGGTGTGAAAGATATACTTCAACATTCATTTTATGTTTATGAATATGCCCTTTAGCATGCGATTCAACGGCAGCTAGAATATCATCTCTTAAGTCTTGCATTTTATAATTCCTTTAATTTGCCTTTGGCGCTGGTTTTGTTCCAAAAATTCGAGTATAGCCCGGGTCCTCATCATATGCAGATGCCCACTTGTTCTCGGTAAACTCTGCGAATTTAATTAAATCTTCGAGATCTTTATCGTATTCATCCATCCACTTATCGTGAGTTTTAAGTAGATCTTTAATTTCAGCGACATCACGTTTAATATTAACTTCATCAGCTACAGCAGATTTTGCTGTAAGTTGAGCCATCTCTTCTTTTAGTGTATTTATTGTTTGTGCCTGTTGTGCTGTCCACCACACAAATGCACTTACTTGCATAACAATAGCAATAACAACACCTATTCCAAATTTCATATTCAACATTTTTTTTCCTATAAATTATACTACATTAAAGATATATGCAGAACCAGATGTATCCCCATCATCATCATCAGCGTATGCACTACCGATAATATATTTACCATCGCCAGATACAGCAACTGAGCGCGCGGCGCCGCCCAAATAATCAGTTGATGCAGCATCTGATGCAATCAATTCCCTAGAATATGTCCAAGTATTTGAAGGAGATCTGTTGAATGCATATATTGCACCAGCATTTGAAGCGGCTGTGTCTGCATATTGCGCGCCAACAGCAATAACATTACCATTATTATTAATAGCTACACAAGTTCCAAACTGGTCTTGGCCGCTATTTCCTCCAGCTGGAGATTCTAGTCTATCTTCCTGTTTCCACGTAGAACCAGATCGTGTAAAGATATATACAAAACCGGTGCCTGACAAACTATAAATGCCATCATCATCTTCCGCTTGATCAGATCCCACAACAACAACATCACCAGAGCCATTGATTGCTACCGATTTGCCGAAATAGTCGACGTACGTTACTGCTTCAACCGGCCGTAGTATTTGTTGTTCTGTCCAAGTAGATCCAGATCGAGTAAAGATATATGCTGATCCTCTAGCGTCATCGGCACTATAAGCACCAACTACAACATAGGAACCATCATTGTTTATTGATACTGCGTAACCAAAATAATCAGTTGATGCAGCATCTGATGCAGTTAGTTTAGCCTGTTGTGTCCAAGTTGATCCAGATCGAGTAAAGACATATGCAGCACCAGCACTGGTTGTTGGATCACCTGCTCCACCATCTTCCAAATAAGCGCCAACAATAGCATAGGTTCCGTCAGAATTAATTGAAACGGATGAGCCAAAATAATCAGTTGCTTGTGCATCAGAAGCAGTTAGTTTAGCCTGTTGTGTCCAAGTTGATCCAGATCTTGTAAAGATATAAGCAGCGCCAGCATCACTTATTGGATCACCTGCTCCACCATCTTCCAAATAAACGCCAACAATAGCATAGGTTCCGTCAGAATTAATTGAAACGGATTGGCCGAATCTATCAAGGG